GAGGCCGGCCCAAGGTGCTATAAGTTAGACTCTTATGAAGGCCCGGAGGATTATGAAAAAAACATACCTAAGCTTAAGGCGTTTTTCAAAGGAATTAATGATGATGTTCAGGTGTTTGTAGTCGGCTCTTCAATGAGTTCAAATTACGTTCTTGGAATATTAGAGCAAATTAAAGACAAATCAATTGAAATATTCTACATTAAGCCAGATATTGAGTTGTTGACTGGTGTGTCTAAGTTGGTTGAAAACGTAATGTTTGGAGTGCTCCAAGAATATGCAAGATCAGGGCTTTTTAAGAATTTAACAATTATTTCTAATCTTGAAATTGAAAAAAACCTTGACAATGTTTCGATTAAGAATTATTATGATTCTCTAAACAACACAATTTTTTCAACCGTGCATTACCTTAATTTTTTCACATACACTGAGCCAGAAATTGGCCAAATGTCACGACCATCCACCACTAGTCGGATTAGGGCGGTTGGGATGCTTGATGTCTCTAAAATTAAAGAAAAATGGCTTTTTGAGCTTGACACTCCCCGCGATATATGTTATTATATATGCATAAATGACGAAAAGCTGGAAAAGCAAATAGGATTACACAGACAAATTGTAGACAAATTAAAGAAGAAACCCCGTAATGCATTTAAGAAAATATCTTATGGAATTTGGGAGACACACTTACAAGACTTTGGGTTTTGCGTTGCCCACACTAACGTAATACAAAAACAAAAGACTCTTGACATGCTAGAGCAAGAGTGATATATTAGATATCGAGGAACGCTCGGTATACTTTAGACATCAAAAAGGAGAAAAAATGTCAATTAATATGGAACTAATGAGAAAGAAACTCGCCTCTCTGAGGGGCGAAGAGGATACTGATTCGGTCTGGTTTAAGCCACCAGATGGCGAAAGTCAAATTCGTATCGTACCAACACAAGATGGAGACCCGCTTAAAGAAATGCATTTTCACTATAACCTAGAAGGTCATAAGCGCGGCATCCTCTGTCCTAAGAGAAACTTTGGAGAACGCTGTTCGTTGTGTGATTTTGCATCTTCCTTGTGGAAGGAAGGTGTCGCAAACAATGACGAAGAGAGCAAGAAGCTGGCCAAGTCGCTTTTTGTACGTCAGCGATATTTCTCCCCGGTCCTTGTTCGCGGGCAAGAAGAACAAGGTCTTAAGATTTACGGATATGGCAAGAGAGCATATGAATTGCTTCTTGGGTATATCCTCGATCCGGAATACGGAGACATCACCGATCCATTGGAAGGTACTGATATCTCCTTGGTGTACACCCCACGTACATCACCGGGCACATTTCCACAAACAAGCCTGAAGATGCGTCGAAACACGTCTACGTTGCTGGAGGATACAGAGGCTATCCCTGCCCTCCTTGACCGTATGCCCAACTTCGATGGTCTCTTTGAACGTCTATCTCCCACAGATATTGACGCCATTCTTGACGAGCAACTTTCTGGTGACGCCAGCGCTGAAGAGCGTTCATCGGAAACAGGAAAATATAATGTTGATACCCAAAATCCGGTAGACAAAGCATTTGATGAACTGATGGCAACCAAGTAATTGGAGTTTGTGATCCGCTGGCAGACCGGTACTATAAATAGTCTGCCGCAATTTTCTATAAACAAAAAAGGAGAATGTTATGGAATGGTTAAAATCCCTATGGTCTAGGTGGAAGGTTCAAGTTAGTGTGGTTGGAGGCGTCTTAGTGGTCGCAACTGCATATGGAACCTGCAGCGTAGACCCTACCGAGGTCTCTAACAATGATACCACCAATACTACCGAAATCACTGAAACAACAAGTGAGACAGTAGAGGTGTCAGCGACTACAGAGACGACCGGCGAGGAAGCCACTACTGGTGATACCACCACAACAGAAACAACCACTACCGAAACTACGACAGAGTAGTGAATAGCCGCTGGCAGACCGGTGTAAAGTCTGCCCCGTTTTAAGGAGAGAAAATGAGACTCGTTCTACCAATCCTTGCCGCAACCCTGATGATGGCTTGCGGGGATAAGGATGAAGACACTGCGGCCGATACCGCTAGCTCTACTGATACAGCAGAGTGAAAACAGCCGCTGGCAGACCGGTAAAAAGTCTGCCGCCATTTTTAAGGAGGCATAATGGCAAAAAAAGCAGGAAACAAAGCTGGTCGCGTTAATTTACAAGACCTAATGAAAATAGTTAATAAGAAAGCCGGCCAAAACGTTGCACACAACTTGTCCGGAGATAACCCAACATCAGTCAAAGAGTGGATACCTACTGGCTCACGTTGGCTTGACTCTATTATATGTAAGGGTCAGATTGCTGGTATCCCAGTTGGAAAAGTAACAGAGATCGCAGGTCTTGAATCTACTGGAAAGTCATACATGGCAACGCAGATTGCTGCAAACGCCCAGAAAGCCGGCAAGATGGTCGTTTACTTCGATTCCGAGTCAGCTATCGACCCAATGTTCTTGGAGCGCGCAGGATGCGACCTAGAGCGTTTAATGTACGTTCAGGCTTCTTCTGTAGAGTTTGTACTTGAGACCATTGAAGAGCTGCTTGGCGCAACTGATGAACAGATGGTCTTTATTTGGGACTCTCTGGCCTTTACGCCATCAATTTCGGATGTTGAGGGCGACTTTAATCCTCAGTCTTCTATGGCAGTTAAGGCTCGTATTCTCGCCAAGGGAATGTCGAAACTTGTTATTCCAATAGCAGACAAAAAAGCTACACTGCTGGTCCTAAATCAACTGAAGACCAACATTCCACAGGGCCCCATGGCAAGACAGATTGCTATGACAACACCATTTATTACTCCCGGCGGAAAGGCGATGCACTATGCTTATTCACTTCGTATTTGGTTGACCGGCCGCAAAGCAAAGTCTGCGTTTATTGAAGATGAAAAGGGTTTCCGAATCGGATCCGAGGTTAAGGTTAAGCTTGAGAAATCCCGTTTCGGTACACAAGGTCGAAACTGTGCGTTCCGAATTATGTGGGGAACCGATGATGTTGGTATCCGCGATGAAGAATCGTGGTTCGATGCAATCAAAGGTTGCGAACATCTTTCTTCTGCGGGAGCATGGTACACCTTGGCAACACCAGACGGTTATACCAAAAAGTTTCAACCTTCGAAGTGGACCGAAATAATCTCCACCGACGAAGAATTCAGAAACAAGGTTATTAAAATAATGGATGAAGAGATTGTTCAGAAGTTTGATAAACGACAAGGAAGCGCCAGTGCGTTCTATGAAGATCCTGAAGATCTAACAGTTCCAGTAACTGATTAAATAATACTTGACTTTACGTCCCTGATCGGTTATTCTATAAGTGATCAGGGATTTCTAATAGGTGGGAAATGACAAATACAGATAAAAAAAGAGTTTTGATTGTGGATGCTTTGAATATGTTTATTCGAGCATACATTGTTGACCCCTCTCTTTCTACCAATGGCCAACCCATTGGCGGTATCAAGGGCACAATAAAAATTATGCAAACACTAACCAGATTTACCAATCCTGATGAGATTGTGGTTGTTTGGGATGGCCCGAATGGCTCTAACAAGAGAAGGGCGATTGATAAAAATTACAAGGAAGGTCGAAAACCCTTGAGGTTAAACAGGGCAGTGCACAACCTGTCGGATGAAGAGATCGTACACAATAAAATGTGGCAACAAACAAGAGCGATAGATTACCTCAACGAGATGCCTATTGTACAGGTGATGCTGCCAGAAATTGAAGCAGATGATGTTATCTCATATGTGACTCAGATGGATTATTACGATGGCTGGCAAAAGGTTGTTGTCTCTAATGACAAGGACTTTCTTCAGCTTTGCGACGAAGAAACCGTCTTATATCGCCCAACCAGCGGCGAACTTATGAACAAAAACAGAATCATTAATGAAATAGGTATCCACCCTCGCAATATGGCCCTTGCACGTGCAATCGCGGGAGATACCTCGGATAATTTACCGGGAATCAAGGGAGCAGGTTTATTATCAATTAAAAAGAGGCTCTCGTTTTTGGCCTCTGAGAAAGATTACACGATTGATGAGGTGGTTGAGTTTTGTGAAAATGCAGACTCTAAGCTTAAATTTTTTACAAATATAGTCGAAGGCAAGAGTGTTATAAAACATAACTACAGAATGATGCAGCTTTATTCACCGCTTATGTCTATTCAAGCAAAAGATTTTGTAAAATGCGCAATAGAGGATTTTGAATGTACGTTCAATAAAATTGAAGTTATAAAATATATGAGAGAAGATGGTTTTGGAGAACTTGACTGGGGAGATCTTGAGATGGCCCTAAATAGGATCAAATCAAACTGTTAAATTGTTGACATTTGCGGTCAAAATGTTATAATTAGAATTCAAGGAGGGTAAATTGATAGACAAGGCAAGTTTTGCAAAATTTGGAAAATCGTTCCAAGATGATTTAGTTCATTTAATCATTAGTGAGCGACCATTTGCAGATCAGATTTTTGAAGTTTTGGACATTTCTTTTTTAGAACTTGAATACTTGCGTGTCTTTACAAGAAAGATTCTTAATTATCGTGAAAAATATTCGACCCACCCATCGTATAAGACAATAAAAACCATACTGACGACAGATCTAGAAAAAGAAGACGAAGTCATAAGACAACAAATTATGGAGTTTTTTGAAAAAACTTGCAACACCACCGTGGTGGATGGTGAATATATCAAGGAACAATCTCTTGATTTTTGTAGGAAACAAAATCTCAAGGGCGCAATGTTAAGATCGGTGGATTTATTGCAATCGTGTTCGTTTGATGAAATTTCTAAAATAATCAACGACTCACTAAAACTAGGCTCAGAAACTAACTTTGGCTATGATTATTTGGTCGACTTTGAGGAAAGGTATATGCCTCGTTTTAGGAATCCCGTCACAACCGGCTGGTCAGAGATTGACACAATTTGTGGAGGCGGCTTAGGCAAATCAGAACTGGGTGTTGTGATTGCTCCTACTGGCGCAGGTAAATCGATGGTTTTGGTGCACTTGGGAGCACAAGGCGTGCTTGAAGGCAAAACAGTTGTTCACTATACGCTAGAGCTTCAAGATACAGTTATAGCGAAAAGATACGATAGTTGTATAACCGGTTATCCATTGTCAGAATTAGACTCCTTTAAGCAGGAAATTTTTGATAATATTAAGGATATAGATGGTAAGTTAATCGTAAAAGAATACCCAACAAAATCTGCCACCACAAATACTATTAAAAATCACCTAAATAAGCTTGCAAAGAGAGGTATTGAGCCCGGTGTTATAATCGTAGACTATGCCGACCTACTTAAACCTGTGGTAGTTAGAAAAGAAAAAAGAAATGAATTGGAGTCTATTTACGAAGAACTTAGGGCTCTTTCAACAGAATTTGGATGCCCCATTTGGACTGCCTCGCAAACCAACCGCTCCGGACTTAACGCCGAAGTGATCACAATGGAACAAATTTCTGAAGCTTTCAATAAATGTTTTGTAGCTGACTTCATCTTCTCTGTGTCACGAACAATCGAAGATAAGCAGAACAATCAAGGAAAAATATTCATTGCAAAAAATAGAAATGGGCCCGATGGGATGATTTATGATATATTTATGGATACCTCCAGTGTAAATATTAAAGTTTTACCAAAGGCGGTTAATACTAACAATGTCGCGACAAGTCCAGTTTCGCTGACACCACCATTGCAAAAAAATATATTGCAAGCAAAATATAAAAAATTTAAAGGAAATAAACAATGAGAACATTAGAGAACATTCGCAGATTTAGACTATCAGACACTTTCGTAGAGCCATATAAAACCGCCGTCGTGCCTTGGGGGCCGCTAGGTTATGTCACATTTAAGCGCACCTATGCTAGACGATTAAATGAATTTGACCCCGAAGCATACGGTACCGAAGAGTGGTGGCAAACATGTCGCAGAGTAGTCGAAGGAATGTTCAATATGCAGAAGCAGCATGTTTTCCAACTTGGGCTTGAGTGGAATGACAACAAGGCTCAGAAAACAGCTAAAGATGCCTATGACCGATTATTTAATCTAAAATGGACACCTCCCGGCCGCGGCTTGTGGATGATGGGTACCAAGTTTGTCGAAGAGAGAACAGCTGCCGGCCTCTTCAATTGTGCCTTTAGGTCCACACGCGATATCGCGACAAAAGGTGGCTATTTGTTTGCTTGGATGATGGACGCCCTAATGGTAGGAATCGGTGTTGGTTTTGACACCGAGGGCGCTAGTACAATCAACATTCAAGAGCCACAATACACGAATGATATTTTGGTGATCGATGACTCAAGAGAGGGCTGGGTTGATTCGGTTCACACTCTGTTAGATGGGTTCTTTTTTGGTGGCAAGGTTCCTAAATTTGATTATTCTGCTATTAGGCCCCTAGGTGCTGAAATTAAGGGGTTTGGTGGCACATCGAGTGGCCCCGATCCACTAATTGAACTCCATGGTAACCTTAAAAAACTCTACACCAGAAAGATAGGTACCCCAATTTCGTCCGTTGATATTGTTGACACTGAAAATCTTATTGGCCGCTGTGTTGTTGCTGGGAACGTCAGGAGATCGGCGGCGCTAGCTATGGGACGATATGACGATAAAAATTATCTTGAGATGAAAAACGATCAAGAAAAACTTTACCACCACCGGTGGGGCTCCAACAACTCCTTTAATGCACAAGTTGGAATGGACTATACATGGCATGCAGACCAGTCGCAAAAGAATGGAGAGCCGGGATATATTTGGCTCGACAACGCACGAACGAGAGGACGTTTTAAAGACGGCCCAAGATTTGATGACGTAAATGTTGCAGGATTTAATCCATGTGTTGAACAACAACTTGAGGATGCTGAACTGTGCTGTTTGGTTGAAACATATCCAGCAAAACATGACGATATTGAAGATTATCTACGTACATTAAAAATAGCATATCTGTATGGAAAGACAATCACCTTATCAAACACACACTGGCCAGAAACAAATGCAAAAATGCTTAAAAACCGACGCATTGGATTGTCGCAGTCCGGAGTAATCCAAGCTTTCAGCAAACATGGCCGGCGCCAAATGTATGATTGGAGTGATCAGGCATATGAACACGTTAAGCAATTAGATGAAGAATATTCTAATTGGTTGTGTATCCCCAAATCGGTTAGAATGACCTCTATCAAGCCATCCGGCACAGTTTCACTTTTAAATGGATCAACCCCGGGGATCCACTATCCCGAAGACGAATATTATATTAGGAGAATCAGGTTTGCAAAAACGTCCAAATTACTTAAAAAACTTGAAGAAGCAGGTTATTATATTGAAGATGACAAATACTCTCCGAATACTGTTTGTGTCGAGTTTCCTGTATGTGAGCCCTATTTTTCAAAAGGGAAAAAAGACGTCTCGATGTGGGAACAACTTGAAACTGCAGCCCAGTACCAACATTATTGGGCGGATAACTCTGTGTCTATTACAGTCACGTTTAAGCCTGATGAAGCAGAACAAATCAAAACAGCTTTGGAACTGTATGAAACACGTTTAAAGGCAGTCTCCTTCCTTAAGTATGAAGAGACCGGATATGAACAGGCACCCTACGAGCCAATATCAAAAAAACAATATCAAGACATGTCAGCAAAAATTACGCCAATCACAAAACTCGAAGATGAAGAGGGTGGCACAGGCTCTAAATTTTGCACTAACGACACGTGCACGATTTAAAATACAAACCAAGGGAAGAATAAAATGTTTAAACCAGTTAATAGGCACATCCTTATCGAAACATCCGACAACGATGAGAGCAAGCCTACTATAATATTACCAGATGACTATAAACCAAAAAAAGAAAAACACGCGACAGCCACAGTTCTCAGCGCATCGGATGATGTCAGGTTTGAATTATCGCAAGGTACAAAAATTATTGTTGACCAATCAATGATCGAACAAATAGTGTTAAATGAGACTACTTACAATGTAGTTTTAGATAACTATGTGGTGGGAATCGTTCAGAAATAGGTAAAACAAATGGATAAAAATTTCTACAATGAAGCTTCGGCGAAGAAGCTTGGTTGGGAACCTAGTTGGTTTGGTGAAAAATACTTTGACGACAAACTTACTAGGGCGATTAAAAAATGGCAAAGACAACATAATATCGCAGCTGATGGCATGTGTGGTCCGATGACATTTCGACGTTTGTGGACAGAGCGCCAAGAAAGAAAAATAGTCGGTGATTATTGCGAAGATAAAGCTCCATCATACTCAAACTCCATTGTTTATAATGGAGAGTTTTACCCTATTCAATGGGATAAGTTTGTTTTATGGTCCGACGACGATGGTATGAAAAGCCAGCCGGGCCACTATTACGATTACTCAACCAGACCAAAAAGAAATATTAGATATTTTGTCAATCACTGGGATGTGTGCTTAAATTCAAAAAGCTGTCAATCTGTTCTAGATAAAAGAGGAATTTCGGTGCATTTTTTGATCGATAATGATGGCACAATATATCAGACCTTGGATTTACAACACGCTGCATGGCATGCAGGATCTGCACGTGCCAATCGTGCATCCGCTGGAGTGGAGATTAGTAATGCCTATTATCCGAAATATCAAGCATGGTACGTAAAACGAGGACTTGGAGAAAGGCCGATTATTGATGATGCTTGGGTTCATGGCGAAAAATTATTACCATTTTTGGGGTTTTATCCAGTGCAAATAGAGGCGCTTAAAGCATTGTGGAAAGCAGTGCATGTGGCTGCGGGCGTACCGTATGAGACACCCACAAACCAGTTTGGTTCAACTGCCACCAAGTATATTCAAGATGTTACTTATGGAAAATTTAGAGGGTTCGTAAGTCATTATCATGTGAGTAAAAATAAAATTGATTGTGCCGGCTTAGATATTGTTGAGTTACTAAAAGACATGGAAGAATAATTGCCGCACTATATAATTTATGTGGTGGGCACTTTTTACGCTCTTGTCTTGCGTAACAACCGTAGAGCATTCATACGGTCGTTATGTTAATAATCATGTGCCTGCATTCGTTATAGGACAACCACACAGAAGCGCACATTGGACACACGAACCAGATATAAGAGTGT